GAAATGCGTAAAAAATTACGGAATAGTTTGCGTGGCTCCGAGCGCCGTGGCCCAATATGTACACCAACTCGTCCACGCTCTACCCGAGAGCAATCTGTCTCATGTTTCCTTTGTAAAAAATATACCGACCTAATACATTGTGTCGCATGTGGTAAAAAAATATGCAGCGATTGTAATGAAGATTATATATGCACATTATGCGTTGCGATGGGAAAATATAACATCCCGACCAAATGGAAACGGGATAGGAGATGGTTTGGATTATGTTGTTGTTAGCTACATAATTGTTAAATTATACGGACTGTTCATTCGCAGTCATGATTTTTTTGACATCTCCAATCCTGGAACGCGTTGTTTTGATACGGAAAGTAAATGCATCGTGCAAAGTATGTCTTCGATTGTATAAATGATAACGCCTGCGCGTAGTAACTTTCTCTGATGTGATAAGATGAACGCGACAATTATGAGACATACTAATAATATTGAATTGATCATTGCAGTATTTGATAAACTTTTGTATCTCATTGAATGTGGATTCAAAATGAGCTTTCCAAACATCAATGTCAATTGAATCTATTTTTTCTTTCAGTGCGACGCTATCGATGTGTATATTATTATCGGTAATTTTCATCAGAAGACCTTGAACAATGTCTTTACTGACATTTACAATCAGATCATAAATATACATCAAATCAGTATATTTCAAACGCACTTTGTTCTTCTCATTGATCGCTGCGCGAAAAGACTCTTCACTCAAATCTTTCACGATCCATCGAACGCGTTCGTTAACTACATTTTCGCTCGTAGTTAAATGGTGTCGAGCAGTCGTCATTTCAACATGTTGGAAATGTGTAATGATACGTGTAAAATTATAGATGGATTCTGCGTATATATGATATGTTGGATTCATTGTTTTCAATATACTGTCGTTTTGATTCTCAGTAGCATGTTGAGCAATGATATCTACATCTATATCGGGCTTCTCCGCCAAATATATTCTTTTACCAAACGCGTTAATAATGTTATTCAATACACGCGTGTAATTTCCACAAGGGTCGTCTCCTGGCTGTCGCGGAGGCGCCGCACCACCATTATTTTCGCGTAGAAATTGAAAATAATGGGGATTATGTACCGTGCCGCTTTCAATGCGTCCTGTTGTCCAATCAAACGCACAATGACAAGTAATACACCACATTTGATTACATCCTTCCGTTTTAAATATACGCTCGCCGCATTTGGGACACGGCTTTGTCGTTGATTTAATATTATTCGCAGTCTTGACTTGGTCTTCGTTACATACATGTTCACTTCTTTTCATATCTTCAATGATATCCAAACATTTGGGACAACATTGGGTTTCACATACACCGCATTTATATTGTGTAGATAAGAACCCCTTGCATTCTTCTTTTTGGCATGGCATAATAAACTGTTTCTTTTCGTTCGTCTCAATACCCGATTCATTTTCCAATTCTGTGCGCGCTTCTTGCAATGTTAATATCTCTGTGTTGAAATCGATATTGATGACTTCTTGTGCTTGTCGAATCATACGCAACGAATCAATATATATTTTCCGTGCGTTTTCTTCTTGTATTCTATTATCGTTTTGCATCTTGGACATTTTATCGCGAATTGTCGTTATTTGTGTTCGAATGTCTTTGATTTTTGGAGCATTTATTTTACGAATCCGTTTTTTTTCAACATAAACCACTACATCTGGCATAGTGTCCTGAATCAATGCACTATTACGTTCAAACAATACATTATTATGATGTGGCGTATAAGTATTAACAAACCAAGAACGGTTTAAATTCAATATAACAAATGCCTGATCCCATGATTTCCTGCAATTCATACAATGTAAATCAACGGTCGAATTCATTAAATATGTTCGGGTACATGATTTGCATGCTTTATATTTACATGACGGATTATTGCAACACGTTGGAGATTTGGTCGATTTATTATAGGGTTCAATACAAATTGGACATTCACTCATAATAGCAGTTATATTGTGTGTTACAATAACACTTAACATTCAATTTTATTACGTACCTTGGACACTTTTAAAAATAATTTATATGATAATTTATTTTTAGTTATTATATATTAGTTCAAATATAATATAATATATTGCTTAATTGAGATAAGCTGCTTAATTGCTGTAAGCGACACCTGCCATGCCACTCATCACGCGGAGCACATTGTAGTTGACGGCGTACACTCTCACCTTGGCGGTGTTGGCACCAGACACGGTGTTGGAGGAAAGAACAAGTTGAAGCACAGCGTTATCAATGCGAGAGAAGTTGCATGTGCCAGAAGGTTGGTGTTCTTCGGGGCGAAGAGCGAAGGAGTACACGTTGATGCCGGTATCGGGGCTCTTGGTGTGGTGTTGGAAAGGTTGCACCACGTCGAAGTAAGATCCTTCGCGTTCAGAGAAGCGATCTTGGCCGTTAAGTTGTAACTTGGCAGTGACAACAGGGTTTTCGCCCCAGCAATGTAAATCCATGGCGGATTCAGCAAGCACGAACGAGGCGGCATCACCGACAGTAGAGTTGCGAGACGCATCAGAGGGGGCAGTAGGGCCATCAACGAAGAGGTTACCACTGATCACCTCGCTAGCACCAGCAGATGTGGCGAAAGCTTCGAGCGAGTTGGGGAGGGCATCAAGGGCATCCGTGTAATTGAAAGGTTGGGCACCGTAAAGACCCCACACGCCAGTGGTATCAGTGCTTTCAAGGGACGCGCAGTAATCAACATTTTGGTCAGGTTGGACCACCCACACGAGTTCTTTACAGGGGTGGTTGAAATTGAGCTTGATGCGGTTGGAAGAAGACCCAACGGATTCGTCACCAGTGAACTGCACTTGTTCAATGAGGTATTCGTGGGGGTTTTGGGCCATCTTGCGGCGTTCATCAGTGTCGAGGAAGATATAATCAACATAGAGAGACGCGGCAACAAGAGATTGTTGGTAAGCGGCAGACACAGATTTGCCACCGGTGGTGTTGGTCACGGCCCAGAGGCATTCACCGATGGGGCGGAAATCAATGTTGATCTTGACTTCGTGGTATTGAAGAGCAATAAGGGGAAGAGCGAGCCCAGGGTTGCGGCAAAACCAGAATTGAAGGGGCACGTAAAGAGTGGTTTCAGGGAGGGCGTTGCGAGGGGCGCACACCTGCGCCACAGAGCCAGTCGCGGCGCAGGCACCAGCGACATCCGAGTAATCGGGGTCCATAAGGTAGGTAAGTTGAGTGGTTTGGCCAACCATCTTCTTGTAACCAGCGGACTGGTCGGCAGGAAGGGTAAGTTGGTTCCAGATGTGCATCCAGTCACCGTATTGACGGTCAATGCGTTGACCACCAATTTCGATTTCGACCTGGGACACAAGTTGTTCCCCGGGGAAATCTAACCAGCGAGCGAGCACATCCTCAGACGAACCGTTCACAGATTGGTTGATTTCAGGGAGAGTCACTTGAAGGTATGTGCGGTAAGCAAGATCACCGTTACGGCTGATTGTGCATGTCACACGGCGGCCGAAATCGGCTTGACCAGAGAAAGTCTGTTCGATCGACTCCATCGCAAAGTTTGTGTGTCTGCGATAAGACACTTTCCAGAAGGTAATCTCAGGGCTTCCCGTAAGGAAAACGTCCTGAGCACCGTAAGCTACAAGTTGCATAAGAGCACCACCCATTTTATATATATACCAAAGAAAATAATTCTGGAATAAATGTAATTAATTGTTTTTAATTACATTTACTTAATATTTATCGCGGATTTTACGTTTCACCTAAATATTGCGGCGGGTCTAATAATGCACCATATTGCAGTTTAATCATTAATATGTCATATCGGAACTCGAATGGCTCTATACATCATGTGGAGTTTAACCATAAAAATTGAATTGTCTGTGTTTTAGTACATATCATATTAAATACTAGCTAAAATATGAACTGTCATTGTTGTGACAAAAGCAGTCAGTCAAATTCCTGTCATATCTGCTCCAAATGTATGTGCAATTCTTGTCAAATTATTAAAGAATATACTCCTGACCATTCTGGATTTGGTAATGACAAAGGTACGTGCAAAAAATGTTTTGAACCTTGGGTATTTTGGTTGAAATATCTCGGGAAAAACGATTGGGAAATTTTCGAAATGCAACATCCAAATAAAAAAACCGATGAAATTCGACGACTATATGACAGTTCATTTAATTATTATGGCGTATGCGGAAGTGTGCGAGACGATGAGATGTATGATAATTTAGCGCAACCCAAACGGCTAGATATTCACATACTAAGTGAAATAATGGAAGAGCGTGACTAAATATTATGAATGGTGTTAATGTCCTGATTAGATAAAATGAATTTTTCTAAATATGTTTTTTGAAATACTTCCTTTTTGTTTTCGTGTTTTTTAGAGAATATGTAATTGTCCGACGATTTTTTTATTGTCCATCCATCTTCAATCGCATTTGTTAAAAACACCATTTTTTGAAACTTTTTTTGATTTATTTCTACATTTCTTGGTGACGTTTTTCCATCTGTTGTTACTGATTGCATATACACATTTGAAGATTTAAATCCGCACAAAAATACGAAAATAAATACCGATTGAGGAGGGTGATATTTACGTTATCGAACGGACATTATATATATATTGTCGAAAAATATATAAATTTAAAGCTTTATATATTTGTAAATGGCATCTAAACACAAAGCGTCGGCAATTCTATTGTCCATCGATGTGAAACATGATCAAATGCTAGCATATTTCGAAAATTTGGAAGAAACGATTATACCTAATCTCGAAAGCGAAAAGGAAAAACTCAGAAGCGAAGTTGCTGGGCTGAAACCCAATGATATCGATCGATTCATGGAAATTAAAGATAATCTAAAAGAGATCAATTCCGCTATCAAAAAACACAAAAAAGAAAAGAACAATTATTTCCTAGAAAATTCCCAATATGTCTTTAATTATTTTGAAGAAAAACAGAAAATCAACATCGGTAGCAATAACCAAAGCACCACGGTTATTAATTCATTTTTTAAAATCAAAGCAAACAATAGAGAAAGCAGTAATTTGCAAGACCAAAAATACAATGCATCAAAACAAATGTATAAAAATTATTGGAAAAACGTGAACGAAGAAAAGATCAATACAACGGATTATGTATTATTATGCGACATATGTATATTCTGTAACGAAGGCGAGTTCATCGCACAAGAAGACGAGGGTATTTTGATTTGTAATAATAAAAGTTGCGGGAAATTCATCACTCACATTACGGACGGAAACAAACCATCGAATAAAGAGCCACCGAATGAAGTATCGTATACCGCATATATTCGTTTGAATCATTTTAAAGAAATCCTGGCACAGTTTCAAGCAAAAGAGACCACGCAAATACCCGACGAAGTCATCGAGGCAATTCGCAATCGAATTAAAAAGGAGCGGATTACGGATAAATTACAATTGAACTATGGTAAGATGCGCGAAATATTGAGGAAACTCGGTCTGAACAAATATTTCGAACACATTCAATATATTAATTCCATATTCGGCATCAAACCGCCATTAATGAATCAGGAATTGCACGAAACGCTTTGTGTATTGTTTATTGAAATACAGAAACCATGGGCCATACATTGTCCACCGAATCGCACAAATTTCTTCAATTACACATACACATTATATCAATTATGTGTATTGTTAGATCAAGATCAGTACCTGCCATTTATTCCCATGATGAAAGACCGCGAAAAACAACTGGAACAGGATATGATCTGGAAAGAAGTATGCAAAACACTCGATTGGGAATTTTTCCCTACGGTCTAATGTTTACTAATAGAGTATGCGCCCCAAACAAGAATAAACATAGTTGCAATACGAATATTACTTGTGGGAGTATTACCCATTTTTCTAATACACTAATATCTTCATGACTTTCACTATATACATGTATCATCTTGTCCATATCACCAATAAGAAAATAATTAATAGTAAATGCGATTAGATTGAATAGCAGTCCAATTAGAATCATACCAACATTATGCATATATGATTTATCGCGATAATAGCGACTATAACCCAGAGCGCCGAATGAAATTGACGTATATAGACCCACATTTCTTAATGTCGTTTGATAAAACATTATAATACTTTTGTAAGCAGCGTCCATACTAATATTTATATATACTTAATAAATATTATATTTTTATTTGAGGTTAACTCATTGAAGGTGTCCTAAGCCACGCGGGGAAATCCAACGAGATTAGCACCTATACCGAAACCAGCACCAGTGCGAGCGGTCGCGCCCATCGCAGGGATGAACACATCAAGGATGCTGAATGTCGCGGCAGCAACAAGGGCAATGATGATCACTTCTTCAACATTGAGCTGTTTCTTGGGGACAGCAAATGCCACAATGGCAACCACAATACCTTCCACTAAATATTTAACTACGCGTTTCACGAGTTCTTGAAAATCAAACACACCGTCCATTTTATATATTATATAAATACATAATAATTCCTTAAATGGATATAAATAAAAATCTCATATTATATATATAATGTCTGGCTTCGAAAGTAAGATGGTTGATGGAAAACCTAACCCTAAATATATTGATCTGTGCGATGAAGATGCCCCGCTCGCTGGGCAAAAATTCGCATGCCTGTCATTCGTTTCCCCCGAAAATGTTTTAAAACGTCGCGAAAGTTTTCTGTTCGGAGAATTTGTCAAATCATGGGATTTTACTAAATCAATGTCCAAGTTTTTCGATTTTATTCATTTCATGGCATTCAAGTATAATCTAAATGTCGAAAACGCGATTGAGGATTTCAACAGTTTCGTCAAAGAAGAAAAGGAAAATCTCAAAACCATGAGTGTCGAGGAAGAATACAAGATTTTTACCGACAAGAACGAAGAACGTCTAAATGAAGTGTTTAACCGCGAAAACGCATTCCAGACATCTGTGCGCGGACTGAAAGTTCGCGGTGTGTACAATACGCAAGAAGAAGGTGAAGTTCGTTGCAAATCTCTTCGCGAGATTGATCCCAATCATGATATTTTTGTTGGCCCTGTCGGTATGTGGATCCCATGGGATCCCGATGCGTACAAGACTGGTCGCATTGAATTTATGGAAGAAGAACTCAATCAGTTACATGTTGAAAAGACCAAAAACGAATCCAAAGCCAAGGATGAATTTGAAAAGCGCGTCCGTGATTCAAAGAGACAAGCAATTGAAGAGAACATCAAAAATGCGGAAAAATCTGGCAATGTACTTACCCAGACGATTGACGAAGATGGTAATCTTTCTGGCGTAACCGAAAATGTCGACTTTGACAGCCGAGAAGTCGCTACGGATGAAGGTATCCTCGAACACAATACAAATGTTATTAAAAATTCTATCGCTAATAATGCCGCAGTGACAGATGCACCAGACACCAAAGAATAAATAATACAATATAAAATTATGTAAAATTATATAAAAATATCATTCGATTTTTATATAACAATGGATCTGTATCGGACAATCATATATAGAATATGTAAATGCGAAAAAGATTATGGTCCAATCAACATGGGTGATAATTTCACCGAATATTTGAATTTAACAAACGAAATGCTTAATAACGGCGTTTATTGCGAAACGGATAATAATTACGCATCAGCAAAACGCATTTATTTAGAGTTATGTATCCAGGAACATAATGAAGATTTTGTTAATAAATTTGATTTCTACGACACATACGACAAAAATGTGTTTATGTCAAATGAGATCAAGAAACACATTTTTGATATTTTTCGCCAAATTCAAAAATGTTACCATGGATTACTGAAATTTAAAGAGCTGGTTAAACACAAACAATTGTATAAAGTCCATGTTCAAAACGATTTTGGATATAATGTGTTAAACATTAATGATAGGAAAACCGTTGTCATTATCCAAGAAAAGAAAAAATATTTGTTTAAAATAAATGACCTAATCAAAATTATTAAAGAAAAGCTTACAAGCGGAAGTGATTATTTCGTCGAACCGATTCCTATTAAAAATCCATATACGAATATTTGTTTCAGCAAGGCGAATCTATATAATATTTATTTTAAAATGAAATTTGATACATGCTACCACAATGAAATTCTGTATCAGTTTTTTAAAAGCGATTTTGACATTTGTATATTTTCTCAAATGAATATGACATTATTGCGCGAAACATTTATTAATGATCGAATAATAAATATGTCAAAAAACGTACTGCATAAATGTATATTACAAATGATTTTATATATTAATAATGAAATCTGTCATGCGAAACATTTTTTGACGATACACGAGAAGTACGATAAAGATAGATTAATCTTGATTTTCAAACCATATTATAGATTGTATTTATTGTTTAAATACAATAATGACAATTACAAAACAAATTATTATGAAACACTCTTTTTCAATAAAGTTAAACGATTTATCACATTTAATAATCGGTTTGGTAAACAGATGATGCGGAAAAGTGCATTTACTAATAAATATACGCATGTCCTAATTGACGATAGTTATGTTGAGTTTTATGAAAAAGAAGATGTTGGTGTTTTTATGGATAATCATATAACTTCAAACGAACAATCTGAGACTGATACAAATGTTTTTTACCGTGATATAGAGATGATGCCGCGATATATAAATCGTAACGACAGTGACAGCGAGGTTGATAGTGGCAGTGACAGCGATGAGCTCGGTGAAGAAAGCGAGGAAGCGGAATTCGAAGATACACCAGGCGAAATCGGTCGTGTATTCACAAATGCACTCATTGAAACACTATATGATGAGTCAGATACCGATGTGCCTATGGCAGATGAGCCCGTGACAGATGATGCACTAGATGATGATATTTTGGCGACTATTGCCGATCTCAATAATGACATTGCTGATTATGATATCATGATTAACGTCCCAGACGAAGATGAGGATTAATAATTGACTAACTTACCATTTTGTCTTTTTAACGTTAATCTGAGGACCTTTACTATTCTTGCGCGATTTATTCGGGTCATACGCTTCGTCTTCGTCGTCCGAACCCATTCCTTTTGATAGCTCCCAAAATTCCTTTGAACCCAACTTAAAATCGGGGCGTGTTTCAGCCTTGTACCAGAAGATTTGGTCTGTCAATTTATTCGATTTGGAATTGTTATTGATTACCAAGCACTCATAATTCTCTGTTGTTTGGTCCATGACTGCACTAAATGATTCTAGGGTAGGAAACATGGACGCATAATTTTCCCAGATACGCTTTCTATTTGTCATATAGGGTTCGCGCAATAAAAACACATAATCTATATTTGTTCGCAAATTCGGAGGAATACCCAGAGGGTATTGCATTGTAATAATTAACATCACCTTCCAATGACGACCATTCATGAATAATAGGCGCATTAATTTATCTCTGGTCCAAGATTGATCATACAAACAATCGTCTAATATAGCAAATGTTCGGGGGTCAACGCGACTGCGACCGTATGCCGCTTCTTCTTTTTTCACTTGTTTTAATACGGCTTTCTGTCGTCTTAAAATGTTTTCTATTAAAATACTACTGTACTCTTCGTGAATAAACAGTTTAGGAACGTGCTGTGCATAAAACCCATTACCAGCTTCTGTTCCTGAAATAACTGTACCAACGGGAATATCTTGATGATGGAATAGCAAATCGCGCACTAAAAACGATTTACCCGTATCACGGCGACCAATCATCACGATTACTGGACCTTTATTTTCATCAGGTTTAAATGTGATTGCTCTCATATCAAATTTCTTTAATTCCAAAGTCATTATCGTATTATATACAATGATTTACATTGATTTACATTAGTTACAACGAATATACCAAACTCAATAGTTACAACGATTGTGTTTAATTTAGAAGATTATAAAATATTATTACATTATTAGAACAAATGGCTAAATTCAAAGTTGAACTATTAGAAAAAACATTAATTACTCCCAAATTATGGGATAATCCCAATACTGATTACAATCCTTACGAAATACAGGATTTAATCGCATTCAATCCATGCTACACTGATTATAATAAAGAAAACTTTACAACTGCCCAATTTAACCATAGTTACCATATTTATGATAATAAAACAGTTACAAATGACAAGGATGAAAAAATAGAAAAGGATATATTTATCAAATATGCTCCGTTACTCGACCCTTGTCATTATATGATCGGCAAATACAAACACGACATTCATTTAAAAGAACTTCCGTACAATGGTAATCCGAATCTACATTACAAAATAAATTCTATTCATAATGCTTCTCATGTAGATAATATGTGTTGTCTATTAGTAAACAAACTCCGAGAACATCATAATTTTTTTAATAGTGTTGAATACTACGGCTCATTTTTAGGTATTCAAAATAAATATCGCATTAACATTGCCGATGATATAGAATATTTGCAATCATATGATTTTTTCGAGAACGGACTTGGTAAATTGTTTAATACCAATATTTTTGAAAAGGACTCATATACCGAACTTATTAATAAACAATCATTGAAAAATAAACCCACGCTTGTGTTTGACGACGCCGACGTTATTCTAGACGTCGAAACAATCAACAACGAAGACGACGTTAATATTGTAAAAGATTCTCTCGATCTGGTTTACGAGAATGATAAGGTTGGTGGCGAGGACGATGATGCAAGTAGTAGCAACGATAGTGCCATATCCGATTCTGACGACGAAGACGGTTCGGAATATGAAGACGAGGACGAGGACGAAGAATGCGAAGAAGACGAAGACGAAGAGGAAGAGGGCGATGAAGAAGACGAACCCGTATACGCATACATAAACGATTTTCCCGTACAAATGATTTGCCTCGAAAAATGCACAAATACATTTGACCATTTATTGGCAAATGAAATAATTGACGAAGATCAGGGTCGTTCAGCACTATTCCAGGTAATAATGATACTTATCACATTACAAAAAAGTTTTAATTTTACCCATAACGATCTCCATACAAACAATATTATGTACGATGAAGTAGATTACGAATATATTTATTATGTGCACAACTCGGTTACATATGAAGTACCCACATATGGTCGTGTGTATAAACTTATTGATTTTGGTCGCGCAATTGCGACTTATAATGGAATTACATATTGCAGTGATAGTTTTAAAGAAGGGGGGGATGCGCACACGCAATATAATTTCGAACCATTTTTCGATTCATCAAAAAAGAAAATAATGCCGAATTATAGTTTTGATTTGTGTCGCCTAGGATGTTCCATTTATGATTTTATTATTGACAGTGAAATGGATGTGTCAAACATGAATGGTTTACAACAGTTAATTGCTCAATGGTGTACCGACGATAATGATAAAAATATTTTATATAAAAAAAATGGCGAAGAACGATACCCTAATTTCAAATTATACAAAATGATCGCACGCCATGTCAATAAACACACACCGCGTTCACAACTTGATAATGCGTTCTTTAAGATTTATAATACGGATAAACCCGTTGTAAATGAATCCCACTGTTTTAATATTGATAATGTACCATCGTGTGTGAAAGTACATAAATAAAAAAACATATAATCAGATCGGCTCGGAATAGTATATTACCAGTTACCAACTGGTCAATTTCTAATGTAGTCCCATGACGGCACCGATACTTGCCACCGTATTGACATAGGGGGGATTCGATGTGAACAACATTTATAGTGATGATGCTGATGCACTCGGTCACTGTGGTATAATGCTTTCAGTTTCTTGACACACCTACTATTTTTATTGTAATAGAAATAGTACCCGAGTGCATTTTTATCGACTTTACCTCTAAACACAAAACGACCAATGAATTTGCTCGATTTAAGATGATCCTCAATTTCGTTTTTGAATATTTCATCTGATACTCCGTGTTTACTATGGACTGTATTGTAAAAGTGTACTTTATGACACGATACGGGGTCGTCTTTATTATTCCATTTGTAATTGTTAGCGTCCATGTCAGTCGGTTCATTGCGTGTACAGACATCATTGTGTACACTGTTGCGCATCGAATTTTCAATCGTTTCCGAGATGTAGATAGACTTTTCGGCGTCGGCATTGATATTTTCATAGTCGCCTTGAATATATGAAAATATGAGATGCCCAACTGTAAGCGGGACATCAGCGATATTCGAAATGGTATTGCGCAATGCTTCTATGTCATGAATCGTCGACATTTCATTCATTGGAATGGATTATATTGTATATTGTTATACGAATTATATAACAATATAATCAATTTTAACCAGATCCTATACAAATATTTTTATTTTATACCGCTAATATATAAAATAA